GTATCTTGAGTGGAATCATTCAAGGAATCTTGCAGACAATCGTTCCGTTAGCACAAACAGCTGTAACTATCGCACTCACTATTTCAACGACGATTATCGAGACACTACTATCAGTGTTGCCTCAATTGATTGAATCTGGAATTTCCATTTTGACCTCAATCATTACAGGTATCATTCAGATGCTGCCTAATTTAATCAACGCAGTGATTTCAGTAGTCGAAATGATTTTATCTTTGATCATTACTTATTTACCCAAAATCATTGAATCCGGTATGAATATCTTACTTGCTTTAGTGAGCGGGATCGTTATGTTGTTGCCGAAATTAGTTGAAGCGGCGAACAAACTAATACTTTCAATCGTTACTACTCTGATTCAAAGCTTACCTAAGATCATTGAAGCTGGCGTAAAAATACTGGGAGCGTTGATCCAGGGTGTAATCAGCATTCTACCGAAATTGATTGAAACTGCGATCAAATTGATCATTACAATTGCAGCTGTTCTGATCCAAAACCTACCAACAATTATCGCAGCCGGAGTAAAAATTCTACTAGCAATCGGCAAAGGGATCATAGATACGATCGGAACATTGATAAAAATGCTACCGCAGGTCTTTAGCGCAATATTTAAAGCATTTGGAGATATCAAATGGGGTAAGATTGGTAAAGATATCATTTCTGGTATTGGAAAAGGAATAACTGGGGCAGTAGACTCGCTTAAGAAATCTGTTACAGATGTAGCAGGAAATGTCAGCAAGTGGTTCAAAGATAAATTGAAAATCAAATCTCCATCACGTGTGATGATGGCTGATGCGCAATGGGTACCGGCTGGGATTGCAGTAGGTATTGACAAAGGAAAGCCTAAGATTCAGCAAGCTATGGACGCAGTGACTGATTTGATGACAAAGGCTGTACAAGATGCTGAACCTGTCGGACTTTCTAGTAACATGATTGTGACTGAAAGCTACGGGATGCCTGACGCAAACCAGATGCAGTTATCAGCACAACAAGCGTCACAAGCAGGTAACCAAGGGATGGCTGATTCAACGCCTCAGCTTATTCAAACCGCTCTATCAGCAGCTAATGGAATCCTTGGACAGTTCAGTTCGATTAGTCCTTCTATGGTTCTTCAGGGGGCTGAATGGCTGACTAATTTCATGACTGGTTGGAATTCAGTAGTACCAACTATGATGACGACAGTTAAAACGTTTATCAACCAGTACACGACACTGATTAAGAACCAGAACAATCCGAACTACCAAATGGGTCGTGCGTGGATGCAGAACAAACTGAACGGTTGGAATAGTCTTGTCTCGACGTTTATCAACACTGTTCGGAACTTTTGTAATCAAGTGGTAAGTTTGTTGCGTAGTTTCTATAGCGCGATGTACCAAACCGGACGTACATGGCTTCAAAACCTACTAAACGGTTGGAACGCACTTTACGGCTCATTTATCGCACGAGTGAATCAGCTTGGAAATGATTCTATTAATAATCTTCGGTCGAAGTCGAGCGGCTTTAATAGCGCTGGACGTTTTTTGATGCAAACGCTGATCGATGGCATCAACTCAATGGGCGGATCCTTGTCAGCTACGATGAATGGTGTTGCTAACAAAATGGTTGGCGGAATCGGAAAAGGTGTCAATGGTGTAATTGGTGGGGTTAACTACGTTCTTAAGGAAGTAGAGTCCGACAAGAAATTAGGTAACTGGACAGTACCACAATATGCCAAAGGAAGTGAAGGTCATCCATCTGATGGTCCAGCAATAGTAAATGATCAAAAAGGTTCTAAATATCAGGAAATCATCCAAGAACCAGACGGATCTACCTTTATCGCTAAGGGTAGAAATGCTCTTGTTTGGCTTAAAAAGGGTGCGAAGGTGCTCAATGCAACGATGACTGAGCGAGTGCTAAAAGCTCAGAATAATCTTGGAAGTATGATTCCGAAATATGAAGACGGAATTGGAGAGTTCGATATTTTCGACATCATTGATGACGAAGGAGCCTTCAAAAAACTTGTTGATCAACGTGTAGATTATAACAGTATCGTCGAACCTTGGAGAAACATGACAAAAGCAGGCGTTAAGTTGATGACTAGCGCAGCATATCCATTTGCACAAAAGCATGTCGAAGACGCATTTGGGGGCGGAAGTTTTGACGGTGCAATGAATGCGAATAATGTTTATCAATACTTAGTAGATATCGCTCAAAAAGTCATGTCTAAATTTGGAGGATTAACAATAACTTCTGGATATCGTCCTGGTGATCCTTATTGGCACGGAAAACATCAAGCTCTCGATATTTCTGGTTACCCTTACGGTAGTCCAAGATATACGGAAGCGGCCAATTGGGCGTTTGAGAAATTCCCTAAACAGATTGCATACGTAATAACTAACGGTAGAGTTCGTGACCGGATGGGAATTTCAGGGCAAGCAGCAACAAGTCAGTGGGTACCATGGCCAGACAACGACCATTATGATCATATCCATTTAAACGGTGCATTGGGTTCAGGAAATATTTTTAAAGCCGGAACTGATGTTGATGGTGGTTTGAAAACAAGTTCAGGAGTTACTGGAAGTAACTGGACTGCACAAATTAAGCGGGCCGCTAAAGTAATGGGACAAAGAATCTCTGCCTCTGAACTAAACGGAATCCTTGCACAAATTCAAAGAGAATCATCTGGGAACGAGAAGATACGTCAGCAGATTATTGATGTGAATAGTACAAATGGTTCTGGCGGTGCTAAAGGATTGCTTCAATATATTCAATCAACTTTTGATGCTTATAAAGTGAGAGGTCATGGAAACATCTTTAGTGGATACGATCAATTATTGGCATTCTTCAATAATTCTAATTGGCGTAGAGATTTACCATACGGACGTTCTGGATGGGGACCAACTGGAAGTCGTATCAAAGGATACAAAGATGGTGGTTGGGTAATGAATGAGGTTTATCGAGCAGGAGAGAATAATAAACCAGAAGTAGTTCTGCCTGTTACTAAACCTGCCAGAGCTATGGAATTAATCGGTCAAGCACTGAATTACATGGCTCAAAATGGTTCAGGAATCATCCAATCTGCGACGACTGGATTGAGCAACATGGCTTCAAACATGACCTTAAATCTCGCAGATTTGATTGGTATTGATACTCAAGCGATTCGAAGTAACTTTGCTAGTTCAGCAAGTATTGATCTACAAGAAGTGATTCGATTACTTAATGTTAATAATCAATTGTTGGCCGAGATTCGAGATCAAGAGTCCGACATTTATATGGATAAAGAAAAAGTTGGTAAGAAAGTTGCGCCAACTGTTGCCAAAGAAAATGCGCGTAACGAACGGTTATCCGAAAGAAGAAAGGGGCGAGCATAATCGCAGAGACTAGGATGATTTTTAGAGGAATTGATTTCTATAAATGGCTGACTATTAGTGAAATATCTCGCCCCACTAAAAAGCGAGAATATGAAAAAAAAGATTTAGTGATGGGTGAAAAACTTCTCTATGCTAAGGACAGTGCAACAACAATTACTGTTAAAGGATGGATTAGGAAAAATAAGAAGAGAAATGATAATACGGACGTAGATACGCTCAAAGATGAGATGTATCGCGTCCTTTATCAAGCTGATGGAACAGATGGTCAACTAATATTTACCGATCAAGCGGATCGTTACTGGTCCGCTCGATTTGAAGGTGAGATTGTTCCCGAATATGTAAATCGTGATGCAGCAAAAGTTGAGTTGAGTTTTAAAGTGCCAGAAGGAGTTGCTTATGCTGTTGAAGCAGACTATTTTACCAATGCTAATCCTGCAAAAGAAAACCTTTGTTTAGATAGTGAGTTTGAAAATAAGGCACATTACTGGAAAGATTTTACCGCATTAGGACCAAAGTACAATGGCTCAAATACACTCATAGCAGATTTTACTGATTTAGTTACTATTCATGGTAAAGAGAACTGGTTACCAAAAACGACCGAGATCACTCGCCCTATCAAGGTAAGTCTTGGTGATTATGTATCTTTCGGGATGCTCATAAACATTGAAATATTACCTACAGACGGAACCGATAGACCATGTACCGTAATACTAGAAGAAAGGTCTAAGGTTGGTGGTGATATCTTAAAACGCCACTCAATTGATGCAAAAGTTTTAGAAAATGAATGGCAGACAATCAATGAAACTATTCGAATAACGAACGAAAAAACTACCGCACTATGCCTGACAGTTGGTGTCAGAGGCAATTCTAGGTTAGTGATCTGTAAGCCACAGTATAATGTCGGGCCTATTCTTAATCCTTACACAGCTAGTAAACTCACAGTCAGTGATCAGATTGAAGTGACTCATTATGGAACGTGGAAAGCTGAACCGCAGTTTGAAGTTACGATGCAAGGAGAGAACGGGTTGATTGGATTGGTTAATTCGAATGGAGGCATATTGCAGTACGGTGATCCTGAGGATGTCGATACTGTTCGCAAAGTTGGAAAGCACCGTGTGATTAACCATGGATGGCGCACTGCAAACCTTCCTGTTGGTGTTTCATTAAATGACAAGACAATGCCGTCTACTTATCCCAACTATTTAAGTAACCCATCTACACC